AGCAGTTGTTGGGTCGTGGCTTGTATGGGCCTCGTGTTGAGGTTGGGCCGAACATTTCTCCGTTGTGGCAGTTTTTTCTGTCGCCGTCTTCTCAGAATTCTGTGTTGATTTATAACGATGGAACTGTAGTGGAGCGGACTACTTTTCTGAACGAGGATATTAAGTCTCCTGATGTGCATACGTTTATTCTTGGTGGTACGGATTTCCGTACTGATGAGGGTTCGTTTGATTATGACGCGCTGACTGCGGCGGGTTACACATGGCGTAATGTCTATACAGATAACGTGTATCCTGAAACTTACGATTCACCGTACAACTAGGAGTTATTGATGCCTACCTTAACGCTACCTACGCCCAATAAGACTCCTGGCGACGGCACTCCCGCTGGTGACACTAACCTCATTATTGAGGCGATTTCTACCGTTAACTCTGCTGTCAATAACATTGCTGCTGGTCCTACTGGTGCGCAGGGCGCAACAGGCCCGACTGGTCCGACTGGTCCCCAAGGGCAGGCGTCTACGGTTACGGGTCCTACTGGCGCTAAGGGTGACGCTGGCGTAACGGGTCCGACTGGTTCTCAGGGTCCCCAGGGTAATCAGGGTATTCAGGGTCCGACAGGTCCGACTGGTGCTACGGGTCCTCAGGGTCAGGCCGCTAGCGCTGGCGCTACGGGTCCTACGGGTCCGACTGGTCCTACGGGTGCAACTGGCGCTCCTTCTAGTGTGACTGGCCCTACGGGTCCTACGGGTCCTCAGGGTGACGCTGGTCCTACGGGTCCCGTGTCTACTGTTCCTGGCCCTACGGGTCCGACAGGCGCTCCTGGCTATGTTGGGCAGGACGGCGCGACTGGCCCGACAGGACCAACTGGTCCGACAGGTGCTACTGGCGCTACTGGCCCTCAGGGTGCTATTGGTCCGACTGGCCCGTCTGGTGCCGACTCGACTGTTGCTGGACCTACAGGCCCGACTGGTGCGGCTGGTGCTAATGGTCCTACTGGGCCTACGGGGCCGACTGGACCGACGGGTGCTGCTTCTACTGTGACTGGCCCTACTGGAGCAACTGGACCGACTGGTCCTGCTGGTCTTGCCGCTGCTGATCCGATTGTTGTTTCGTTGATGCTTGGAGGAATGTAATGCCTACTGTTTATAAGCGCCTTGGTGCTGCTCAGGGTAATGGTGTGATTGGCACGGCTGCCAACATCTATACCTGTCCGTCTGCTACCGCAGCGGTCGTATCGACCATTAACGTGTGTAACACCTCGTCTACGGCAGGCACGTTCACTATCGGTATCTCTACCGCGTCTGCTACCTACCAGGCCGCTGGCTACCTTGTATTCCAGGCCGCTATCGCTGGCAACGACACAGTTGCTCTAACTCTTGGTACGACGCTAGACGCTACTAACTGCTTCCTGGTTGCATCATCTTCCGCTAACACTATTTCTTTCTCCGTGTTTGGAAGCGAGATTTCCTAATGACGATCTCTAGGGTTTCAGGAAGTAGCCTTAGGTCGCCTAGCCTTAACGCCAACTTCTCCAATACCGCTACAGGCACGTACAGTTCTAGCGGCGTTAACTACAAGTATGTGACGTTTACTGCTGGTGGAACCCTAAACATTACAAGCGCTGGACTTTTTGACTTTTGCATTGTTGGCGGTGGCGGAGGTTCAACTTACACGGGTGGCTGGTCTGGTGGTCATGGTGGACAGGCGTACATCCAAAATGGAATTTATGTTGGCGTTGGCGCTTACACCGTAACCATTGGTGGCGGTGGTGCAACAAGCGCAAACGGCGGGACTTCATCTATCGGATCGTTTACTGCGCTTGGTGGTTACGCTGGTAATCAGTCAAACGGCAATGCTGGCTGTGGTGGCGCTGGTTCGCAGAATAAGCCAGGAACTGTAACAGGTGGTACTGATGGAACTGCTGGTACTGCTGGTCTAACAACGACTATCACTAATACGTCGCTTACCTTTGGTGGCGGTGGCGGAGGTGGATCTAACTCAACTTTTTCTGCTCCAGGTGGAGCGGGTGGCGGCGGCAATGGTGGTGGTTACTCAGGTGGTACTGCTGGAACTGTTAACACTGGTGGCGGTGGCGGTGGCTCTTACGCTGGTGGTAGCGGAATTGTGATTGTTCGAGTGAGGACTAACTAATGGCTATCCAAAGACTGTCTGCTTCTGCTGGTGCTGGTTTAACTATTCCTGCTGCTGGTCGCTTTGCTGCTGTTAGTGGTGGAACGACAAGCACGTACACCGACTCAGGTGTGACGTATCAGGTCCAATCTTTTACTGCGTCGGGTACTTTGACTGTCGCTAACAGCGGCCTTGTTGATGTGCTGGTAGTGGGCGGCGGTGGAGCAGGTGGTTGTGTTGGCGGGGGCGGTGGCGCTGGCGGATTTGTAGAAAGAACTTCCTTCTTCCTGAACGCAGGGTCTTACCCGATTGTGGTCGGTGCTGGAGGAGCGGCAACGGCAGCGAGTCTTTCCGCAACCCCCAACAGGGGTAACGTAACTTCGTTCGCTGGAATTACCGCAGGCGGCGGTGGTGGTGGTGCATCAAACAGCAACTTCACAAACCTCGACGGAGCGTCAGGTGGCGGCAACAACTCTGGCGGCGCGCAGGCAGTGCTGTCTGTTGCTCTTTTCGGAGCGCAAGGCAATATAGGTGGGGCTAACACAATCACCAATGGTGGTGCTGGTGGTGGTGGTGGTTCTGGTGGCGTAGGCGCGGCAGGAACCTCAACTGGTGGCAACGGTGGCGCTGGAACCGCATCGTCGTTGAGTACAGGATCTGCGGTCACTTACGCTGGTGGCGGCGGTGGCGCTGGTCGTTCGACCGCTGGTGGCACGGGCGCGGGCGGCGGTGGCAATGGCGGTAACGGTACGGCGGGTACTGCTGGAACCGCTAACAGAGGTGGTGGTGGTGGCGGTAGTGACCTTACTTTTGCTGGTGCTGCTGGCGGTAGCGGGATTGTTATTGTCCGTACCGTAACTGCTGGTTCTGCTGCTGGGGTATCCGCTAGCGGTGGTACTGCGACGACTTATACGGGTAATGGCACGAATGGCGTAAACGGTCGCAATTATGCGGTGTCCACGTTTACTTCTTCTGGAACTTTCACGGTAACCACAGGCGGCCTATTTGAAGTGGTCATCGCTGGCGGCGGCGGCGCTGGAGGCCGTAGTGACGCTGTTGGCACTGGTGGCGGTGGGGGCGGAGTTATCGCTCAGGAAATTTACTTCCCTGCTGGAGCCTTTACCGTTGTTGTCGGCGCAGGGGCGGCGGGTCAAAGTTCACTCGCTGTTGGAGGAATCGGAAACCCTTCTCGTATCAACCGACTTGCTGCTGGTGGCGGCGGTGGCGGCGGAATTTGGGGCGGTCCCGCTAGACCAGATACTTACGGCGGCAGCGGCGGAGGGTCTGGATCAACTGCTTCTGGTGTATGTGTCTCAGGACAAGCATTTGATGGATTCCAGGATCCCAATGCGTTTGGCGCTGGAGGCGGAGGCGGAGGCGCTGGTGCTGCGGCTACAGGCCAGAGCGGTGGAGCGGGACTCTCGTCAAGCCTCTCAGGGACGAGTGTTTCCTACGGAACTGGTGGGGCTGGTGGCAACGGCGCCGCCAATGGAGCCGCAAATACTGGAACTGGAGGCGGAGGGAAGAGTTCCAATACTGGTACCTCTGGCGCTGGCGGTTCGGGCATTGTAATTATTCGTTGGGCAATCTAGGAAGGTAAGTCATGGCATACGAAAATGCACACGCAGCAAAGATCGAGGACGGTGTAGTTACCCAGGTCATTGTCATCCCGTTTATGGATGATGACGACGCAAAGGTAACTGCCTACTGCAACAGCATTGGGCTGGAAGGTGTTTGGGTAGATACCTCGTACCTGGGGTCCAGGCGCGGAAAGTACGCTGGCATTGGCGATTCATGGGACGGCGAGAACTTTGTTAGCCCCGTCATCGAGGCTGCCGCAGAGTAATGAAAATCGCTGTCTACACCATTGCCAAGAACGAGGCACAGTTTGTGCAGCGCTGGTTCGATTCCGCTAAGGAAGCCGACTCGCTGCATATTCTGGATACGGGGTCTACCGACAACACGGTGACTTTGGCTCGTGACCTTGGCATTGATGTGGCGCGGTGGGAGATCAGTCCGTGGCGGTTTGATAAGGCACGAAACCTGTCGCTTGATCTGGTCCCTGAGGACACCGATCTGTGTATAGCGCTAGACATGGATGAGGTGCTGGTTGAGGGCTGGCGGGAGCATCTGGAGGCTGCTTATGCTGACGGTGTTACTCGCCCCCGCTACCAGTACACGTGGTCGTGGGAGGGCAGTAAGCCTGGGCTGGTGTATGGCGGGGATAAGATTCATGCCCGTCACGGGTATTTCTGGAAGCATCCTGTCCACGAGGTCATTACCCCTAAGGACCCTGAGCGAGAGGTACAAGGCTGGTATGGGCTGGAAATCCATCATCATCCTGACAGCACAAAGTCTCGCGGTCAGTATCTCCCCCTTCTTGAACTTGCTGTCCGTGAAGACCCAGAAGATGACAGGAACGCTCATTACCTTGCGCGGGAGTACTTCTTCGCGGGACGGCTAGATGAGGCTAAGGCTGAGTTCCAGCGGCATCTAGGCTTGCCTTCCGCTAGGTGGGGTGCTGAGAGGGCGCAGTCGTACCGTTACTTGTACAAGATTGACAAGCATCACCTGTGGCTGGCCCGTGCTTTGGAGGAAGACCCTGGCCGTCGGGAGACTCTGCTGGACTACGCCTTCTACTGGTATACACATGAGAACTGGGCTGAGTGCCTGAAGGCCGCTACCGCTGCTCTCGCTATCAAGGAGCGTCCGTTGGAGTATCTGACGGAGGCTGAAGCGTGGGGGCCGCTGGCTCACGATTTGGCTGGGATAGCGGCGTTTAGGCTGGGTTATTACCATCAGGCTGCTTATCACGGCATGGAAGCGTTAAAGTTGTCGCCTTATGAGGATAGACTTATTAGTAATCTAGATCAGTATAGGAAGGCGGCAGCATGACAACCATGCTTGACATGATCAGCGACACTCGCCGCATGGCATTTGGAACTCTGACTGACCAGATCAACCTTGTCGCCCAACCGTATACCGCTGGTGCTACCAGCCTTATCCTTGATATGGATGTTTCGGGCATCACTCAGGGCATGATGCTGTCTAGCGGTCTTAACGTGTTTTATGTTCGAGGAATTGACGCCGCTACCAACACGGTTCAGGTTATTCCTGGGTTCGATAACAGCCCCAAAAAGAATCTTGCAGTTAATGACTTTGTTTACATTAAGCCGCGTGTAACTGACTGGTACATGTTTGAGACTATGAACCAGGAGATTTTGCGCCTTTCGACTCCTGAGCATGGTCTTTACCAGGTTGCTTCGTGGGAGGCTCCTGTTGACCCGACTTGGCAGACTTACGAAATTCCTGAAGAAGCCCTCAGCATGATTGGTATTCTTCGCATTCGGTTCCGTATGCCTGGTTCCCCCGATGTGTGGTACGACATTCCTGATAAGGCATACCGTATCCAGTTGAATGCTGGCTCTGAATCATCTGCCGTTTCGTACATTCGTTTACTGCGCAACATCCCTAGCGGTACGGATTTGCAGTTCCTTTACAAGTCACCTTTCCATCAGGCTGAAAATATTGACGACAACGTAAACGATGTATGCGGTTTGTCAAGCACGATGGTTGATATTCCTACCCTTGGCTGTCTTGCTACTTTGCTTCGCACTAACGAGTCGCGGCGTATGCAGGTTCAGCAGCAGGGTGATGCGCGTAGGGCCGATGAGGTTCCTGGTGGCGGCAATCTAAGTATTGCTTCGCGTATTGAGCGGGATCATCAGATGCGTATTTGGGAAGAGGCTGCTCGTTTGACTGCGCGGGTTCCGATTATTAGGAGCATGTAATGGCAGGCGGCTTGCAGATTACCCAGCCGTTTGACAACCCGTACAACACCTCTACGGCTGCACTCCCCTCTACATTCTCCCCGTCTGTTGTGGGTATTAACGGTATTCCGTATTTGATTGACACGCGGTCGGGCAATTATCGCCGCGAGGGTTTCGATGTTGTCCAACAGCGGAACACGGATTCTCAGCGTGATCTTCTTTTGTTGCCTCAGGATGTGTGGCGTCAGCAGATGCAGTCTTGGCATCAGGGTGCTGGGCAGAGCAATACGGATCGTGACGATTCTTTGCAATATCGTTTTGATAAATCGTTTGGTATTGATCCGTGGACTAAGTGGCGGCTGTCTCTTCTTCCGTCTACGTCACAGTTGTTTGGTACAAGTTCTTTGTCTGGTTCAACGTTTCTTACAACTTACGATCAGTATCTTGCCGTTGTTAACGGCACGACGATTCTCTGGTATGACGAGTTGAGCGTTGGTAGTACGGCTAGTGCTGGTTCTACTGCTGTGAATGTTGGGTATCCTGTGATTGATATTGCTGACATGGGTGCTTACGTAACTACGTTGCATAATGACGGTAAGGTGTATGAAACCTCTGGCCCTGGTGCTACTCCAGCGTTGAAGGGGACGTATACAAATGCGAACTTTATCGCGTACGAAAAAGATTTCCTTATCGCTGGTATCACTAACGATTTGCGGGACATTACCGCTGGCGGTGCAGGTACTTTAATTTACACAAGCCCTCTCCCTGATTTTCGCTGGGTGTCTGCTGCATCAGGAGATTCTTGTATCTATGTTCTTGGCGGTAGTGGCGAAAAGTATGTTGTTCATCGTGTGAACATTAGCCAGGATGGTACGGGTCTTCTCCCCGCTATTGTTGCGGCCACTTTGCCTGATGGAGAAATTGGTTATTCGATCCAGGTTTATCTTGGTTTTGTAATGATCGGAACTAATAAGGGTATCCGCCTTGCCTCGATGGGCAATAACGGCGATTTGACTCTTGGACCAATCATCCCTGCCGATGCCCCTGTTCGCTGTTTTGAAGGACAGGATCGGTTTGTTTGGTATGGCGTGTCTTCGATGGATGGCGCTTACTCGTTGGATACAGAGAACTTCCCTTCCGCTCCTGTCTCTGGCTTGGGGCGGCTTGATTTGTCGGTGACTACCACGAGTGCCTTGACTCCTGCTTACGCGAATGACATTTGTGTTGTCGGTTCTGCCGCTAGTGTCACTCGTTCGGTTGTTACTTTTGGTGACAAGCGAGTGTTTTCTGTAGATGGCAACGGTGTGTGGTTTGAGAACAGCACTTATATGGCTGGTGGTTGGTGCGATCAGGGAACAATGTCGTTTAGCGTTGAAGACGTTAAAACTGGCCTTTACGTGCAGGCTAAATGGGAACCTCTCGATGGTGAGGTTGCACTAGATATTGCTTACGACTCTAGCGGCTACATTCGCTTGGCGTCATTTGATCAGCCTGATTCGATTAGGTCTGGCAATGTGTCGCTGGATGGCGTGCAGTATTCGCGTATTGATTCTCGTGTTGTGCTGTTCCCGAATAGTAATTCTACGCTAACTCCGCGTTTCACTAGGTGGGAGCATCGGGCTATCCCTGTTAAGGGCCGTGCTTCTCGGTGGACTATCCCCATTTTTAACTATGAGGATATTGAGATCGACATGGTGAAGTACACCACGAATCCTTTGAACGTGTACCAGAATCTCATTTATCTGGTTGAGAGCGGTATTATCTTCACGTTGCAGGAATCAGGTGTGGCGTATCAGGTTCATGCTAAGGACTTTACTTGGCAGCCTGAGAAACTGACTGAGAATGGTAAGGCTTGGCAGGGTGTATTTACCCTCGTAGTAGAGAGTGTGCAGTAATGAGACGACAGTATTCAGGTGGGGCACAGCCAGCCAAACTGACTGCGAACCTGGGCAATTCAACGCTTGATCAAACTATCTATTGCGATGACCTAACTAACTGGCCCAACGGTTCGATTGGTCCGTTCTTTGTCGTCATTGATCGGGAAAAGAACAACGAGGAGAAAATTCTTTGTTCTTCTCGTAGCGGCAATATTCTTACTGTCTATGACAACGGGATTGTTAACGGCAGGGCTGCTGACGGAACGAGCATTACTGCCCATTCCTCTAATGCGTCTATTGATCATTGCTTTACCGCTACTGACGCCAATGAGGCTAACGCTCACGTGAATGCGTCTGCCGCCGTGCATGGCTTGACTGGTACTGTGGTTGGTACTACGGATACGCAGACCATCACAAACAAGACGATCTCTGGCGCAAGCAACACGTTCTCCAATATTGCCCAGTCGGCTGTGGCAAACCTAGTATCTGATCTGGCTGCTAAGGCTCCGCTGTCTATCACTATCAATCCTCAGGTAGCCTCATACACGCTGGTCCTGGCTGATGCTGGTAAGCAGGTTGAGATTAGTAACGCTTCAGCGAATACTCTGACTGTTCCTCTTAATTCAAGTGTCGCTTTCCCCACGGGGACGGTGATCGTGTTTGTGCAGACTGGCGCAGGCCAGACCACGATTACTCCCGCTGCGGGTGTCACGATTAATGGCACTCCTGGTTTGAAGTTGCGTACCCAATGGAGCATCGCCACTTTGACCAAGCGGGATACGAATACGTGGCTAGTGGCTGGTGACGTTAGTGCCTAACATTGGACTGCTGGTTGGGGCGGCTGCGGGTGGAGGAAAGTTCACTCCTGCCGCTCCGACGCTTTCTTATGCGGGTAGCGGTACTACCAATAACGGCAAGTTCACTATCACTAACTACAACGCTACGTTTATTTACACCGCTACAGGTGGCACGGTCGCCAGCGATGTGTTGACGGTTACCGCTACGACTGGCTCAGCGGTCCTTACCGCTAAGTCTCCTAAGGGCCTTACTCAGTCGGCCTCTATTACTGCCTACCGTCAGGCCGCTAACCTAATTAATGTCCCGTATACGCAATGCTACAACCCGTGCGGGGACTGTAACCCTGGCGGCAATCCCGCTACTTGGACTTGTGGTTGCGGGTCGGGCTGTAATGATTCGGGCGGCGGCCAATGGGGCGTGTGTATTTGCCGTGGCCCTGGCTACTCTTATTACGAAAATTATGGTCCGTCAGGTTACACGTGGTCTGGTGCTGACTACACCAACGGTCAAGGGGAATGGTGGAAGATCGCATGACAGTAATTGTTCCTCCTGAGGTTGTCGTTGTTAGCAACTTTCAAGAGTTCCTAGAGAAGGGCCAGCCTGTTGAGGAGGCCCTTACCGATGAGCAGGCCGATTCTGTTAGCCCCCTGGACCTGCTGAGTTCAGACAACTACACGACTAAAGAGATTCGCAACGAACGTTTTGATGTGTGTAAAGGGTGCGACCGTCTGTTTAAGCCGACCCGTACTTGCCGTGAATGTGGCTGCTTTATGGCCCTTAAAACGTGGTTGAAGGATGCTGCTTGCCCAAAGGATAAGTGGTCGTAATGCCTGATTGGTTGGATACGCCTGGTGAGTTTCTCGCCGTTGTTAGCATCACCGCTATGGTTTTTGCGGCGCTCATGTGGCTTATCAGGGCAGTATCCGCCATCCAGCACGAGACTAAGCCCAATAGTGGGCTGTCTATGCGGGACTCGATTAATCGTATTGAGTCAAGCGTGAATCGTTTGAATGACAAACTTGACGGTCATATTGACTGGCATTTGGAGAGGAAAGATTAAATGGCTTGGTTGAGAACTGCCGCTGGTCGTAAGGCAATCTACGGGGTGGCTATTGCCGCTATTGCTTTGATTACTGCGTATGGGATTGTTGATCCTGAGCGTGCGCCGCTGTGGATCGCGCTGGTGGCTGCGCTGCTGGGTGTGGCTGCCCCGATTACTGCTCTTCGCAATATCACGCCTGATGGGTTTGATGCCAAGAACATTCCCGATGACATTGATAACGATGTCGTTTTGGAGATTGAGAACTAATGGCTTACTCGGATACCTTGCGGCAGAAGTTGACCGCTCGTCTTGGTGTGCGTCGCCTGACGTTTATGAAGGATTGGCAGAAGAACTACACGGGTGCTTGGAAGCCGAACGGCAAGCCCGTGGGTATCTTGCTTCACCACACGGCGGCAGCGGCTACTGAGTCCACCTCTGCTACTAATCCTGGCAATCAGAAGGGAGCGAACAATGGCGTTATCAACTACATCCAGAATCATTTCCGTGTCCCCGCTGCTAACTTCACCCTTGATCGTGATGGCACTATCTACGTTCATGCCGCTTATCCTGTTTGGCACGCTGGCATAGGTTCGTTTGCTGGGAAGGACCCGTGGTCCACGCTGGGCATTCCTAAGGATCAGGGCAACCGTTACCTGCTGGGTGTGGAGATTATGTCTAAGGGGCAGAAGAAGGACTTTACTGCTGCTCAGAAGCAGTCTCTTGCTCTGCTGATTCAGGCGTGTAGCGAGACGGTTTCTGAGGAGAATTGGAAGCCGCTGTGGCTGAAGAATCGTCCGCGCCATAAGGACTGGACTGATCGTAAGATTGATATACTTTACTCTAATGATGAGGTAAAGTCCTGGATTGAATCTTGGGGCAATTCTTAGTCTGTTATTGCTGTTACTCCTGTTACTATGCGTGAAGTAGCGCGTAACTTTAAGGAGTCTAATGGGCTTGAAGGATGCTTTAGTCGCTAATGCTGGGACCAAAAAGGGTCCAGTCTGTTCGGCCTGTATTGCTATCGGTTCCATGCCTGAGGAAGATCGGGCTGATCTCCAGATAGCCCTAGACGATCCTGTTTATACCTCTATGGGCATTGCTCGGGCTTTGAAGGCTGAGGGCTACGATGTGTCGGGCCAGACTCTCCAGCGGCATCGCCGTGGCGACTGCTATAAGAACCCAGCATGAGTATCGGCAAGCGGCTAGAGGTTCAGGATGAGATTGATGATCTCCGTTCTACGCTGCTGCGGACCCAGCGGGAACTGAAGAAGGCCAAGGCTAGGGATGAGTACCTGGTTGAGGCGGTTCTCCAGGCGGCTCATGACGCCGTTTTAGCCCGACCCCTTCCTCCGCTACCCAAGCCGCCTAAAGATGCCCGTAAGAAGGGTTCTGAGACCGCCTTGTGGCATCTGACGGACTGGCAGGGCGCCAAGGTTACGCCGTCCTACAACTCTGAGGTCATGCGGCAGCGGGTTCACAAGTTTGTGGACAAGGCTATCCGAATAACGGACATCCAGAGGGCTGATCATCCCGTGCGGGACTGCCACATCGTTCTCGGCGGGGACATGATCGAGGGTATCTTCAACTTCCCGACCCAGCCTTACGAGATTGACGCGACCCTGTTTGAGCAGTTCGTGACGGTCTCTAACCTGCTGGTGGAGGTGACTCGCCGCGCCCTGGCTTATTACGAAACGGTAACGGTTACCGCTGAGTGGGGCAACCACGGTCGCCTAGGCTCCAAGCGGGATGCTGTAGTCAAATCAGACAACGCCGACAGGATGACGTATGAACTCGCCCGACAAATCCTCGCCTCTAGTGGAGCAAAGAACCTCACATGGGATGATTGTCCAGAAGACATCCAACGCATTGAGATCGGTAACTACCGCGCCCTTGCTATCCACGGAGATGAAGTTGGAAGAAACGGATTCGCCTCAGGAAACACCATCGTCAACCATGTCAACCGCTGGCGATCTGGTTCCTATCCATGGAAATTTCGAGATGTTTACGTCGGTCACTACCACACCCACTACCAATACTCGCTCGCAGATGGAGCGGGAGCGGTCTACGGAACTGGCAGCACAGAGTCGGACAACCGCTACGCATCGGTCGGGCTTGCTTCCTCCGCCGTACCGTCCCAGCGCCTCCACTTCATTGACCCAGAAGCAGGGAGAGTCACGGCCCAGTATCAAGTCTGGCTCGATTGAGATGGACAAGTTGCAGGCCGAAGCAGACAGGATCAGTAATGAACTGCTGGTACTGAGTGGGCATGTTCGCGCATTGATGTCGCAGTTACGACTGATGGGGATTCGTAATGGCATTCAGTAAAAGCATCATCGTCCGCCTCTCCTACGGTGACCTAAAACTAGAGTTCACTGCTGAAGGCGCATCATGGAACCCTGACGTAGCAGACGACTTTATCCGCCGAACTAAGACGCTGTGGCGGGATGCGTTGGAGTCGATGGTAGAAACAAACGCCTGGGACGAGGTAGATGCGGAACTAGAAGATGAGTGACATCGCCATCCGTTGTGAGGATTGCGGTGCGTCTGGGGCTAGGGTCTACCAGGGCTGGGAACTGCTCTGCGTTAAATGTGCTAATGAGCGAGATGACGAATAAGGGAAAATGATGACAGCCAATGATTCAGTTGTAGTCGCCGCCAGAAGCACCAAGAAAGCATTGGAGTTAGGGACTAGACGGTGGGGTGCTCAATCGACCCACCATCGGGCTTTGTTCCCCGCTAACTGCGACTTCACGATGACTGACTATCTTGAAGGCGACGATGTTGATGTGGTGTCAGATGCCCACGACTTCAAAGAGTTCGCTGACAACACCTTCGAGGGTGTCTATTCGGCTTCTACCTTTGAGCACATCCAGCATCCGTGGGTCGCTGCTGCTGCTCTGTTCCGAATAATCAAACCAGGCGGCTGGCTGTACGTCGCTACTCACCAAACTTTCCCTGTTCACGGCTACCCGTATGACTACACGCGGTGGACTGATGCAGGGTTGCAGTCGTTGTTTGAGTGGGTTGGGTTTACTGTTGAGGCGGCTGAGATGACTGACAGGTGTGTGATTACTCCGCCTGCGAATATCACCGTGTGGGATACGAACGCTCCTGCTTACTTGGGCGTATCGGTTTTCTGCCGTAAGCCGTGAGTGCGTTAGTAAATCCCGCTCCACTCTAAGGCTCGTGCTTCGATGCTCCAATTAGCCTTGACTACTTCTCGTCCACGTTCTGCGTACTGTCGCCTGTAGTGGCGATCGAGTAGGTTTTCCGCTGCTGCTCGCCATTCGTCAGCCGTGTTCGCCAGGATGCCAACTCCGTCTTCTGCGAGTAGTCGGTATTCGGGAAGATCGCTGGCGATGAATGGAATGCCAGCGGCGGCATACTCCAGTCCCTTGATGTTGCTCTTGGCTTCGTTAAAGGGGATGGAGTTGAGGGGAACAAGTCCAATATCGAATTTGAGACCAGCCGCATATTCGGTGATGGGAACGATTGGGCTGGTCCGTAGCCTGTTCGGGTTAATGCCTGTGAGATCTGCGAAAGAGACGTCTCCAGAGGCTCCCGCGTGGTGGAAGTAAAGATCGTGTTCTTCAAGGAACTCAGGAAGCCATTCACGTAGTTGCTCCAAGTCGTTGTTGCGGTATTCGGTAGAGCCTGTCCAACCTAGGACGGGGCGATTGTTCTTGTGCTTGATGGGAGTGAACTGTTGCATGTTGACGCCGTTGCGAACCATGACAACGTTTGGGTATTTGCTTTTGTAGTAGTCCAGTAGGAAAGGGGTTGAGACTGTGATGAGGTCTGCGGCAGCGATGACGTTCTCGTAGTGTGCGCGGTTGCTGATCTTGTTATGTTCTGGATGCGATAGTTGGTACGCCTTGTTCGCTGGGGTGAGTCCCTCGTAGTAGTCGTCTACGTCTACGAATACCCGCTGCCCTAGGTTCTGGGATAGTTCGATTTGTTTGGCTGTCCAGCGGTCCATGATGAGTTTGAGGGATACGGTTTTGAATCC